GTCCGCAGTAATAGCAGACGTAACCATCTCGAGCTAGGACGATCAGCCGTTGCTTCTTGTAGTCCCTACTTACCCTCGGATCTTGTCTACCGTGGACCATTAGTAATGACCAGTCTTTTTATGATAGTCCAATGCCTTACAAGGTGTGAGGTGCCTATGCTTTATATACTTCAATCCTAAATCCATTTGGATATATGGATCCTTGGCCTTGAGCTTAAGTAGTTGAGGTATGCCGTATGCAGTGGACTTAGGGTTATCTGCTCGAGGATTCCATCTACTCTCTTTATCCCATAAGAGCTCTAAGCATCGATACTGAGTAGCATCCTTTAGCTTTATATGTGCATAGAGTTTGTAGTTATTTACATCTTTTGCAGTACTTACCGCCGTAGCTGTAGGGCTATTGACAAATAGCAATAGACCGGCCAATAGCACCAAACGTCGCGCCCGAGCTAGTCGCCTCAGCGGCTCGTCTGCGAGTGTGGAGCGTAACCTATATGTCAAATACCTTGCAAATATGTGGATAACTTGAGCGTGGTTAGAGCGTGTCCTCCACAGCTTTAGCCTACCTGTGGATAACTCCTGTGGATAACTATTCATTTATATCCCAATCGCTAGTCAGTAACTCAAGAGCATATTTAGCCTGTTGAGGTACCACACCATTACCTAATATTTTTATCTGTTGAGTCCAGCTAATATCAACATCCGTAACCCAACCTGGTATCAAGCCCATCATATACTCAACAAACTTAGCGCTTACTCTGCCTTTATCCAATGTAGCCGGTACATCTTGCAAGTGCATATGAGATCGTGGAGTAAATCGCTGCCCCAATCGCGACATTTTCCCGTCGTATGACTTGCATTTACTACTGGCGTCGAAAGTAGAGCATTTGGTAACTGTATGTCTCTCTTGGCTTTCCCCTTGTAATCCCTCGCCGTTGGGGTAGGCAAGGACAAATAACCTAGCTCTTTGATGCGGTGCGCCGACGTCGGATGCTCGTACAAGTTGCCATTTTGCGTCATACCCGATTGAGGTAAGGTCTGCGAGAACTTCCTTAAAGCCGAGGGTGAGATGCCCTCTAACGTTTTCCAAGATAATGTATTTTGGTCGTAATACGCTAGCTGCTTTAAGAACGTATGGCCAAATATGTCTCTCATCTGTTGCCCCTTTTCTTGATCCAGCATTACTAAAAGGCTGGCAAGGATAGCCAGCGGTGAGTATCTCTATAGGTTCGACTTCATCCCAATCTATAGCTTTAATATCGCCATAGTTAGGTATATCAAAGTGAGCCTCAATTACCTTTGATGCGTATTTATCAAACTCAGCACACCAAACGGTCTCCGCGTTAAAGTGCTCCTCTACTGCAAGATCCAAACCACCATAACCCGTACATAACGAGCCTATTTTCATTGGTGGCCCCAGCCCGTACCCTTAAAGCTGACACCGGGCACGCTATAGATCTGCCTCATTGTAAGGCTGCAGCATATAGGCGCTACGTTCTCACCTATCGGCGCAGTAGTCTCATAGCGGATATTGCAGCTAATACATTCATACTCATACGCTGGCATCTTTAGGCTCCTCCACCATACAAACGCCTATAACGCCGCACTTAGTACACTGCAACGTTTTAACGTATGGCGGTAGGTTATCGGTAATGATCCGCTCGATCTGATCTGTAACCTTTTTACACGATCTGCACTCATATTTATATATAGTCATCCTTTGCACGCCTCACATAACCATAGTAAGACCTCACCGCCGGTATCTACGACGGTACGGCCGTTATTCGGACTACTCTCTTTATGGCACCCGTCGCATATGGCCGTAACTCTGCTCGTCACATCGCCGTTATCGTGAATCGTCGTAGCTATTCCAGCCTTAATAAATGTCATTTCGCCCATTATAGTTTTACCGCCTTATCTATGTGTAGTAACGCTATCTGTTTATCAATCGCTGGACCTTTATCCACTGTGTTTGATGGTAAGCGCTTAGTAGTGAAAGTAACCGTAATCTTGCGTAGGTTGAACGCATATATGCCGTTAGGCGTTGAGTTGATGTAAAAGGGTGTAAAGCCGAGGTCATTAGCTCTATCCATAAGAGCCTCGTACTTATCCTTTTCAAGGATCAGCTCGTCATAGTGAGTATGCCGGCATTTAAGCTCGATCGTAAGCCTATAGCCGGTACTCGTGGCATCGATGTATTCGTAGGTATGCTCGGACTTCTCAAGATCCTCAAGGTATGTAGCCTTGATGTAATCAAAGAGGCCCTGCTCGGTCATTGTTGAGGTTTCCATTTACCGTCGCTGCCTAATACTTGCCATATTGGATCGCACTGTTTATCCCTCGTGCGCTCGGTGCACTTATAAGCGGCCCAGTCTTTACCGGTCTTGGCGCTTTTGCCCTCAGCCCATACCATCGTGCCGTGAACACACCTAGGAGCTGCATCCGGTAATACGCCGCCTAAGCCCTGCTCAATCGTCTCAATCGCTTTACCTAGCGTAGGTATATCGTCGGCTACGAATTTAGTAGTCCAATAATCCGGCTCAGTTGCAGCCGTCTCTACCTTTTGCATATCCTGTACGGTAGGTCTGCCACCTTCACTAGGCGAAAGCAAGCCGATAACTCTACCGTAGCTGGACGTAAGACAGTCCTCAATAAACCATTTTTTCATATTTTGAGGCAGTGTCGCTACGTTACCAAAAGCGTAATCAACCGCGCTAGGTAGGGCATCCTCGTACTTACGATACGCCTCAGCTCTCACTAAAATCGTACCTTTGACTAGATCAAGGTCCTCGATAAAGGCCACTAATCGGCCTGTAGGAAACTCGGATCTAAAGCGTTTAATGCGAGTATTTACATCCTCGTAGTTATCTAAGAATCCCATTAGATTAGGCTCTTATCTTTAAGAGCTTGCACGATAGCCCGGCCTCGTAAGTAGCCCTCGCCGTGCCCTTGTCGGTATCCCAATGTATAAGCGGCTTTAATAAACGCCGCCATTATGCCCGTTACTGTAATCACTATTATAAAATCTGCACTGTTCATATATCGCCCTTTGTTAAGGCCGATTAGGCATACTATCCGAGTAGCCCTCTCGGCGTTTGTGGTATCAGTATGAGCCCACTATCTGACATAAGGCAAGTATCTATGAAGGCGTGTCGGTTTTTATAGGCTCTTTAGGTTTAGATTTAAGCCCATTACCGGCAAGTACACCGCCTAAAGCACCCGTTAAAAATATGGCTAAAGTTTGTAAGAGCTGTATAAAGTCTCGATCATTGGGAGCTTGAGCACCTACGGGCTGAGTGACAAAGACCAGCGCATAAACGGCCCCAGCTGTAATTACAAAAAAGGTTAAGGCCAGTACCGCGCCTATGAGAAAGATTAGGCGAGCGTGTATATCCTCAGGCGATAGACGGCGCTTGTCCTTATTCATTTGGCTTAATAAGGTCCTTAGTGCAGGTTCCCGTAACCGCACACTGCGGCTCAACGCACTGAGGCTTTTCCCAGTTCTCGTACTCTTGGCACTCATACCTTACCCAACCTTGGTAACCGCACCCTGATAGGAGTAACGTCCCCAACATCGCCCCTATCAGGGCCCGGATCATTTAGAGCCTATACCGTATTGCTTTTCGGTTGGCTGTAGGGCTTTAAGTAAAGGGCCTACTAAGCCGGCAATAAAAGCATTAGCTAGTACTTTAGGATCTGTAATACCTGACATATAAAGCGCCGCTGCGCTTGCGAGAGCTGCACGTGCGTATGACATACCGGCAGCTATTAGTTGATCTTTCATTGTTACTCCTAAGTGCCCTTAAGGTTTGTCTAACTATAAACCTAAAGTCTCGATTAATGTTTTAGCCTTTACGGGTGATATTTCTACTTCCCAATGCATCTCATCGGCCCGGCTCTTAAAGTCGCCGCCCCACTTGAGGCCGTATTTCTTAGATAGGGCCCGGATCATAGGTACCTTTTCAGCTGGAAAAGTGCCGCGCTTACCTAGTGGGTGTTTAGTCGCATTAAGATCAATAGCCGTACCGGATGAGTGGCACGATAATTTATCGGTCGTACCTCGCACCATACGAAAGGCGTAAGCCCAATCGTCAAAAGTGCCCTCATCGATCGGCTCGATCAGCTCGTGAAAATCCGCAGCAAAGGCGGCCAAGAGTGGTCCCACACTCTCGGCGCACCTTAGCTTACGATCCGTACCCCTTACCGAGTAGGACTTTATTTTGATCTCAGCCGGATCTTTAGAGGCCGGGTATCCGTTATAGCTCTTTAGCATTATGAGAATAATAGCGCCGCTTCATCGGCGGTAATGCCGAGGCGCTCAAGGAGTGCAGCCTTAGCATCTAATTTAGTTTTTGCCTCTAAAACTTTTGCTGCCTCTATTTGAGCATCGGCCTCAAACTGAGCTAACTCATCCGATGTTGCATCTCTTTCGATGGTAATGCCTGTCTCAGCATTTGTTTCAGTAATTTTTATTTTATGAATTGACATATCCATACACCCTAACTGTTCCCGTAAGTGTTCCTGTATTTGGCAAAAATTGGAATCCGTCGGCGGTATACGAGGCATCTATGTAACCACTCACACCCGAGCCGCCGCCATAACTACCGGTCGATATTCCAGATTGAGAACCGACTATATTAATAAAAGTTCCAACATTTGGTGCATAAATATCATAAGATCCTCCACCTGCACTAGCTCCACCCGTGCCCACAACCCACTCAGCGGCAGTATTTGTTGCAGACGATAAAAGGCCGCCTAAGCCTGAACCTGCATTTACCCAGCCGCGAGTCTCGTAATTAGTTGTCCTAGTTACTCCTCCAGCGCGCAATCGCATATTAAGAGTAATATTTACACTTGACGTATATGACAAAACTATTCGATAATTTCGATAAGTTGATGTAAATACTGAGTCAATATTAACGGCGCTGGAGGTTGTAAAAGTTGTAGTGTTA